ATCAATCGTTCTTTCGGATTGGTCGTCGGCTGAGACCTCGTAAATATTGATGGGCAGTCTTGCGAGGGTGCCCGAAATAATGCGAACACAACCAGCCACAGCGGCGGACTGCATGGCCGACGTTTCATTGATGGCCACACCAGCGGCGGTTGAATTGGTCTGCCCGAACATTCCACCAAACGCATCGCTGTAACTGATACCCGTTATAAAATCACGAAACTCTTTTACGATACCCATCCTTTTTACCTACGTGTTGCGAATGCCAGTCCCGCACACAATGTGCCGAATGCGATAAAGCCAGCGGCTGGTTTGATTAATGCAAAGCCAACGGTCAGGGAGATAAATCCCAGCAACATCAGCGCAAATTTGAAATTCTTGTGTTGTTCCATAAAGTTAAAATTCAATAAACGTAATGCTTGGCTCGGCATAACCTTCGTCTTCCACGTATGCCGTCCAGCGGTAAATGGCGTTGAGCATTGCTGCTGCGCCGTCAATCTTGCAATTTGGATCATTGCGGTTTGATTTGTCGGGCTTGATATTCCCGTACTCGTCGTAATGCCCAACCACGTTCGCCATATTCCAACTGAGGACTTCGTCGTTGTGGTGAATGCGCTTCTCTAACACGAGGGCTTCAACTTCCTTCATGGCTGGCGACATGCTTTTGGTTCCCTGAGATACGGGCACCATGAAGTCGTCCCCAAACTCCCGCTGAAGGTGCGTAACCAACTGCCCGGACATCGCTTGGTCAAAAGCGATTTCTTTGCAGTTAAATTTGCTGCAAAACTCCACTAGGTTTTCTTCAATCAAATCGAAGTCGGTGGTGTCGCCTTCTGATTTGTTAATTTGCCCGGTTAGGAACCAGCCAGAGATGGCCGACACTTCCCTTGCAGTGGGGCTGTGCTCGGGCAACCAGTAATTGCCGAACACGTAGTAATGAAATTTGTTGTCGTCCTCATTGCGGCGTCTGAACACTTTGACGGCGGCGGCCAGATCCAAACGGCTGGCCAGGTCGAGGCCGGGGATACACTCATCCTGAAGAAAGTCTTCAATCCTAAGAGTGGTGTCCCTGCAAGCATTCCAGCGTTGCATGTTCATCCATGCCGAACTTGCGCCGACCCAGATGTTGCAGTGCTTGGTCTGAAAATCTGCTTGCTTGGCTGGCGTTTCCAGTGCCTGGGCAGCAGAGGAAGCAATGATTGACGGGCTGACCGAAATGTTCCAATTCGGGTTGGCCGTCTTCCACGCCTCTAGGGTTGACCAATCCTGTCCCGGGATAATCGTGTAAATGATGCCGAAGAAACTTTCGTCTTTAACATCGCCCTGAAGAATGCGCTTGATGTACTTGTGTTTCTCGTAACAGATGCCCGCTTGGTTGCTGCCCGAGGTCGTGATCGTCCAGAGCAGCGATTGGTCACGCTTGCCCATTCCACTTTCAATGGCTTCATAACATTCACGGTGGTCATGGGCGTGTAGCTCATCCACCACGGCAAAATGTACGTTCAGCGAGTCCAGCTTTCCTTCCCGCTTATAAGGAAGGGCTTTTAGAAATGAATTGCTCGCCTTGTGCGTGGTGCGAAGGTGAACGACCTCAATGCCTAAGCCTTTTTTCTGCTTACCTGCTTTATCTTTATAGGTGTCCCACAATTCAGGACAACTGTTGGCCATCAAAGTTGCGGTTCTGTAAACCGCCTGGGCTTGTTCAATCGAGGTGGCAACACTGAAACACTGAGCGCCACCTTCGCCGTCAGCGCCCAACATATAAAGGCTGACACCGGCTGAAAGGGCCGACTTGCCATTGCCACGCGGGACTTCTACATACACTCTGCGGAAACGGCGCTTACCTGCCTTGGTGCCAAGAGCCGGGTCGGATACAGCGTGAACCCAACCGAAGACCGTCGTCAGAAAGAAACACTGCCATGGCTCAAGGCGAATTCGCTGGCCGGTTAATGGGCCTTCAACGTGTCTAAGCTGTTCAACAAAGACACAAATCTTTTCTGCTGCCCATTCATCGAAGCGATAAGGAAAAGTGACGGGATTTTTTGCCCGCTCTAAATCCTTCTGCTGCCGTTCGCAAGCCGACTGCACCCATTCACAAACGGCTGTTTTTCCGCTAAGAACTGAGTTGATGTATTCGTTTGCTTTGGCGATGTAGCCTAAGCCTGTTGCGGCTTGCTGATGTACAGCTCCCATGGTGATTGTTCAGCTTCGGGTTCCAGCTGTTCCAACGTGGTCTGCACACGGCTACGATCCGCCGGGTTCATTCCCAGTTTTCCCAAACAGACTTGCAACTGCCCTCTACCTTGGTTGGAGATGGTGCCGTCACGCATTTCACAAACTAAGCGCACGGTCATTTCCAGCCACATAGAGTCGGCTAGGCAAAGAACGCCAGGATGAGCAAGGGATATGATTTCCTTCCAAATCTTTTTCTGAGTTGCATCGAACTCTTTTGGCGGTTTGCCGATTGGCTTGTCGGCTTTGGGTTCTTTGGCGCGGGCTTCTCTGCGGGACTTACGTCCATCAAATCCACCACGGGCTTCCAGAATTGCGGTTGGAACTTTGAGACCCATAGCGATTAGCTCAGGGTCACGGCCTTTAACTGAGCCGAATACCACACTCCATTGAGAGCAACCAGTTCAACGCAGTTACCGATTGCAGCGGCGAAGGTTGCAATATGAAGCGAGCCGTTCAAGGTTGAAGCGGGGGTCGTGATTACGTGGGCCTGGGCGGTGGTGCTGATAAAGGTTAGGCGTTGTCCGTCCATGCCGCCAGCAGAAGGAAGGCCAGCTACGGGGGCGGCGAGTGTCCAACTGCCTGCGGTTACTTTGCCAAGAAATACTTTGCCTTGGGTGGAAACGATTGGGGCAGAAGTGTCAGTCGTGCGAACTTCCACGGTGCCCACTGCGGCGTCGATAGCATCCAAGTTGGCGTTGGTGACTGCCACGGCTGCTAAGTCGACCGTCTTGGTTAGGTTCATGTTTGCGGTTTTACTCATTTGTTGCTTACCTCGTTAAATGTGCCCTCCTTTCGGGCTAAATCTGTTGATGAATGCGGTTTATAGGGTATGGCGCTCGCTAAAAAAACAAGAACATGACGGCTCGTCGGGACAGCGTAAAAATTTCATGACCCCCATACCCCCTGTCTTATTGAGTTACCTTTGAGCGAATCCGCTTCATATACTCTTGTTGCATCTCGGCTGTCTTGGCTCGGTGATACTCATTTACTGTGTGTTGTGCTGTTATGAGTTCGTCCTGTGTTGCCGTGCCATCATTCACACGCTGTCTTGTTTCTGTTACTGCCTGTATGAGTTCATCGTGCTTCGGGTCGCCTGTATTGATGGTCATTGTGTTCTCTTGTTCCTGCGTTCCATTGCTGTCTTCGTATCGTGATGCCATTTGCATAACCCTTGCAGGTTGTCTTCATCATGGAAGTCATTGCCCTGTGCCGTCCATTCACGAGCGTTGATAATGTGGTCGACTACTGTGCAACGTTGATTACATCCATTACTGTCCTGGCATACGATGTCTCTTACTAATACGGAGCGCCTGATGTGTTGCCAGCGTACTGTCTTATAAAGGTTACGTAACGGGTCGCCTGTGCGTTGTTTGTCTTGTTGCCGACCACGTTCCAACTGTTGCTGCTTAGGAACGCCGTGATGTTCGTCACAGTAGCCCGTTCGGGTTAGCGCTCTACAGCCTTGGCTCCTGCACTCTTTCGGTGCTGATACCGGCATTACGGCTTTGGTGGTGATGCGATTACTGCCAATAGCTTTCTTACTTCTCTCAGTTCATTAAGCAATAGCTGATAGACATAAGGGATTTGCGGGTCGGGCTGAACATCGGCAATGGGCACAACGGTTACATCTGATTTTCGGTTTTTCATAGTTGTCTTATTTGGTGGCAGCGGAAGATGTTCGTTCCCTTGTTGCTGCCAAGGTCGTTTGTGGATGAGGCACGGAATATGAAGGCCGTCCACGCCTTACGGTGAGTGGCATCCACAAACTTGGTGGGTGGTGGAAAGTTTTAGAGCCCTTCCATACAGCACCCTTAACTTAATTGGATTTAATTTCTATCCTTATTCGAGACTGGCAGCGAATCTCTCAATAATCAAGACAAAACTGCGCTAGTCTTTCCTGTGCGATGGCGACATACTCGGGTTCCTTTTCGATACCCACAACCTCGTCCCATCCTGCCAGCAAGCCACCGATCATCTCTGAGCCGGAGCCACTGAAGGGAACGAGTAATTGCCGTGGGGTTTCACCGGCGGGTGGAAGCATAAGTTGAGCGAGATAGCGCGTTAGGTCGAGTGGTTTCACGCATGGATGATTGTTTCCATTGGTCGTGCCTTTTGTGCGTTCATTGGTGCTGGCTTTAGCCTGATAGAAAAAGCGTGACCACTGATGAGTGAACGAGTCGTCCAGTATGAGGTTGGCTGGCCAGCGACCGACCGCAACAGTGCCATTTGCGTCGGCTGGCATTCCGTATTTGGCCATGTTAAGACTATGGCCATTGTCGTGATTGCCAGCCGGAGGATTAAACCGAACTTCATTACCAATGCGAGTGCCGTCGATATTTAATCCAGCAATGCCGTGGGTGACTGCATTATGAGCAAACGTTCCGTCAGTCGGCTTCATGGCGAGGATGCACGGTTCCCATGCCGGTTTGAGGGCTGTACCGTATCCGGTGAACCGTTTGGCTTCCTCGGTCGCTGGTGCGGTTACAGTGAACTGATTTTGAAATCCCCACCGCAGGCCAGAGTCGGCACCATTGAAACCGCCGCGAGTTCTTTCTGCGACTATCTGGCGTTCTGCACCAGCGGCTTTGTCAATTGCCTTGCTGACGTCCAAGCTTTTGGGAAAACCCGTTCCATAAAGCCACATCAGGCAGTCGCGGATTTCAAATCCAGCGTCCTCAATGGCCGTGGTTAGACGATGAAAGGTGCGGGTGCCGCCAAACGCAAGCATGTGTGCGCCGGGTTTCAATACTCTGAGCACTTCAGACCAAATGGTTGAACTAGGAACGCCTTTGTCCCAGGCGGAACCCATGAAGGTGAGGCCATAAGGCGGGTCGGTTAGGCAGGCGTCAAAACTGTTTTCTTGGAGCGATGGCAGGATGTCCAGCACATCGCCAGTAAAAATATTGTGCATTCTCCTCTCTGGTTTTACTCATAGCGGCCAGCCGCGCAGCCGCAATCATCTGTGGACAGAAGGCAATAAGGGCAACGAAATGTAATCGTGCTGGTCATTGGCATGTTCCACATCAAGCGATAGAAGTCGCCTATATTGACCAGAACATGAGGAAGGACGTTATTCAAGCGAAAAGTGAGGGCACGAAAGAATTTGCTGCAACCGCCCGACGAAAAATTGCCGTGATGCCATTTCATGCGGCGAATGTTCGTGCTAGTATGCCGGACAGTCGAAGGGAAAAAGCGTGAAAAATCAGGATTGGTTTACCAAAATTCAGTGGTACGCATTTCAGATGACCTTGCTAGCTCTGTTCCTAATGGGCCTCTACAAGGTTTTGAGAGCCGCATGGTGACGAAAAAACCTTACGTTTGTCTTTTTAAATTATCAACAGTGTTGCACTCGCCATTGTGCAATTAGGTTTGGTTTTTTTGTTACCGTGGAGAAGTGATGCGATTACTGGAATGGTTCTTGCAAGTTAAAGTGCTCATGGTGGAAATTGCTTCCACTCTTTCCTTTGGAATGTTGCTGGCGTGGGGACTATGGAAAGAGTTCAAACGGCTATTCAGGTGAGTTTGTGTTTATCGACCCGTCTTGTGGATGTGGCGGGTTATTTTCCGAGGTGTATTTCATTCAGGTGGGATTCCGGATTATGTTGCTCGAATGATTGAGACCGTGGGCTTTTGGCTGTGTGTGCATTTCACGCAGTGTTTTAATTCAATGCGGATGGAAGCGGTTTCCTTTTACCTTCTTCGATGTGATTAAGGATCATCTCGTATCTTTTGGGTGATGTTTTTTTGAACAGCTCAACATCAATAGTGTGATGGATGATGGCTTCCTGCAACGTCTCAACGAAGATGTGGGACATCTTCACGATTGTACGGGCTTTCACATTCGTAACATTCTGAGCTGTATGCAGCCCACGGTAAATCTCGTCAATGTTCAAGGCATTAGGGATCAGGTAGAAAATGTCTGGATTAGCTTTGGCATATTGGTGGGCTTCCGTTTTGATTTGTTTCAGAAGAGCTGCACAGGTTTCATACTGCTCTGCATTCCAATCATCACTGGTGGTCAGATCGTGAATCCCATCGTAGACGTCGGCCATTTCGCTATAGATGGCATATTCAATTCTTTTTGCTCTACGCTTTTCCGTTCGGTTGGATTTCCACACTTCAGATGCGATGGCCGATCCAAATCCAACAACCGCAGCAATCAGAGTGGCGATAACGGGTTTTAGCCAATCCGCAATGATGATGGTCATCTGATGCTCCACTGTCAGATTTCAAGCTTTTTGGCAATCAATGCAGTATCAGGGTCGAACACAGCCAGAATCGCCCCACATTCTTCACAGGCTATGACTCTTGTTTCCGGGCCATTCCAAAGCGTGATGGTTTCGTATTGGAATTTTGTGCTCGGGCATTTAGGGCAGGTTGGGTTTTTCATTATTTTCCTTTCGTCTCTTCATGCAGCTTCAATGCTTTACCCACGTCGTCACGATGAGTTCCTCAATTTTATTTTAGCGAGAATTGACTTTCGCCGCAAGTTCGCTATCATGTTTTTATGGCTGAAGCTTGGGTGGTCGAATGCGGGTGCAAATGCAGGATTGTTGCGTTTGCCATTGATCCACAAGCCGAACACGGACGGGCTGATAATCCCAAGCCGCTTCAATCCTGCCAAGTGACTTGCCTGTGCTGTGGTGGCACATACTTTTATCGCAATGAATTTATTTTTCGTGGGGAACCCAAACGCAATCCTTTATGTTTGCGGAAACAACAAGCCCAGGTGATGCGGGGGAAAACGGACGGGGCTCTGCTGATTGCTGCTTCGCTGGTGGCGGCAATCAGGATGCGTGGGGCAGAGATTCGGGATTCACCCAAGCTGAATTCAACCATCTATGATGCGATTGCACTGGCGAGAATGGTGCTGTGTCGATTGGAGAAGCAGCCACTATGAGCAACGATGCTGCAAGTAGGTGAGTCACCCTATCCCTTCAAAATTCACCTTAGCTAATGACCCCTTAAAGCTCCAAATGCAAAAACACCACTATTTCTGAAGTATGCTGGGTTGTGAGGAGGCTAGGAAATGGATGGTAATCGCAAAATTGGAGCGACGGTGAAGATGATTAACTCACATATCATTCCCAACCGATATTTAAAGCAGTTCGCAATACAGAAGCAGAACGGCAAACACTATGTGTGGGTCTATGAAAAGGGTAAGAAGCCTCACCAACAAACGACGAAGAATACAGCCTACCAGAACGGATACTTCGCATACACATTGCCTGATGGCACGGTTGAGGAGTCGCTTGAGGGTGTTTTAAAAACGATGGAAGAAGATGCCGCCGATCCATTGCTGAGTGCCAAAAGCGACCTGTTTGTTGAGTCGGAGATGAGCCGCATAAAATTGGCCTCCTATGCTGCCCTGCTTTATTCACGTAGCACTCAAAAGCTGGATTGGACAAAACGGAATTGGATTGAGGTAAACCAACAATTAGATAAGGAAATAGAAGATGACGAACTTGCGGCGGCTATGGTCGATCATTTTAATCGCAAGTTAGGCGAGAACAAACCAGTTGAATGGATTAAGCAAAACATCAAAGAACTCATCCAGCAGGATTCCACCACTGTGGAAGCAAAAAATCATTTTTTAGAAGAGCTGCTTAACAATGTTCAGATGGTCAAGGAGGCTTTGCTTCAGCGTCGAATGCGCATATTGAAGGCACCACCGGGGAAGCAATTCGTGACTTCAGACAATCCTCTTGTTACGTTCATGCCGCTTGAGCATGGCCCGTTTCTGCCCGGGGAAGGATTTCATAAACCGACCACGATGATGGTATTTCCGATTGCACCTAACGCTTGTCTGTTCTTTGGTGGCGACGATCCAACCGTGCGGCATTATGTTGATGCCGAAATGGTGGACAAGATTAACGAGATTTTGATTGCTTCGGCACACCATTTTGTTTTCACGCAAACGGAAGATGCCGAGATTCAAGCGATGTCGCAACACATTGGAACACGCATCTTTGGTAAGACCGCCTTTGTTCCGAGTGGCCCGCTGCCAACGCCAAGGGATTTCTTGATAGACAAACTAGGATTGCCGATAAAAAAGAAGATGTGAATGGTGCAAAACAAAGCAGCCTTTTCCGGCATGGAAGTTAGGCTGCTTTGTCCTTCATGGGATGAAGTATGTCTTATTGTTTCACGCCATCTGACGAATGCAAGGCGTTTCTCCAAGCATAGTGACCTATTCCTCATGGGGCTCAAGTTGTGAAGGCACAATAGACGCAACCATCTTGTCTGGGTTCGCACTCCTGAGGGCCAGTTCATCTTTGGCCAGATGATAGCCACTGAAAGTTTGATTGATCAGATACGCCAGATACGTATCGGGCAGGGCCGTGACGGGTTGGCCTTTATAGGCACCGTAGGTCAGCAGCATGGCTGAAGTTGGCACGGGCTCTTTATTCTCCCGGCGGTCTAACTCTTCCCTGAGGGCATAAAAGTTGTCGTGGCTCGATTCCAGCAACCACTGAAGATAGTGGTCGGGCACTTCAATCAGATCAATTCCTTTATAAGTGCCATACGGCATGGTTCTTGTTTGCGGTTGTTCTCCTTTCATATTTTCCTCGTTGTTATTGCTTTATCTCATGTTGGAGTCTTCCGATTTGGAAGTCGGTATCCAATCCAATTCCTGATTGATAATGCGGTTAATATTCCATTCCTCTTTGCCATAACTGAACAGCCAGGCCAAAGTTGGGGGTGGAGCACTTCCGAAACCGTGGTGCATGTAATGATGGCCTTCTTGGATCAGACTGAGTACACGCTGCCACTTGGTTTGGTGGTCTTCCACCGTTACAGTCTGGAGTTTTTTGCTCGTCACGTAAGACTCGCTGTTTTCTTCAATCCAAGCACAAATACCGGCTTCCAGAGAACCACGGTTTAAGGGCTGAGTATCGGACTTAAGGGCGTTAGGAAGTGGGGGGGTGTAGCTGTCACCACGGTGTTCCTTCACACATTCTGACCACTGAGGGTAGAACGTTCTTGCGATTTGTCTTATTTCCTTTCTAACTTTCACAGTCTTGGGTCTAAAACCTGCCATATTCTTTTTCCTCTTTGTTTTTCCTTTCATTGCTTGGCCGCTCCAACCACCAGAGCCTCAACGTCCAACGCAGTGGCACCAAAACTAAATCCACTGACCGATGATGATCCAGAAGCACGAGGCTAGCGTTCTTTGCTTGCCTTGGGCTTCCCTTTAGACACACTTCTTTTTACCCTTCGGGTAAGGTGGAGATGGCTAATGAAGGCAACTGCAAAGCATGGCAAAAACCGCCAAGCTTTTCAGTTGAATGATGATCCTCATCGGCTACAACTCTGGGGTGCTTTGTTCTCTCAGGTTGGAAGTTCTTAGCTCTGAACTCAGCCGCTTTGATTCCGTTGGAATCAGGGCTTTCGCAGACTTCCTTGGTTTGATGTGCTTCCTTTGTATGGCCGTAGTCAATTACGGGTCTCATACTCAGCACGTACACAGAATTACTTCTGGGCTCGGGGACAGAAATACGTTTATGCGTTTACCTGAAGCCCCAACAGCATGGCTAGCTGCCCTCACTTCAGTTTTGACCGTTGGCAATTTAAACCAACGATGGCAGGGACTACATTTTCCCTACTCTTTACAGTAACGACGTAAAAACTTCAACTCTCCCTTCTCAACCTGAAATGCTTGATCTGTTCTGTTATTTCTGTTCTGTTCTACGCAGGCAAAATGAACCGCCTGTGTGCAGTTTTCTGTTATTTTCGGGATTTGTTTTAGAGACTATTGTCATAAACGAAATATTGAGTGTCTACACAGTGGTTCCCACCACCTATATATATCCTACAACGCCATTCCGGCTTTGCAAGAGCTATTTAGTTATACCCGGAGTGCGCACAAAAAAACTCCCTAGCGGAAGTTTCTTTGTGGATAGTCAATATTTCGTCCCCTCTTGCGAGGGTGTAGACCTTTATTATACCCGGTTTTGCTGGAGATATCGCTAACTATCTTCTATCACTATAATAACTTTTTGTGCCCGAACATACCCGGCGCACAACCGGGTAAGTATTCTAATGACAATTGAGATAATCCGTTAAGCGACCGGGGGAGAATGACTCCCCCTTGGTTTTGCGACTTTAAGCTGCCTTTTCCTCTGTCTGGT